AAAGATTTCTAGTAATGTTTATGTTTGATTGAACTATATGTCTAGTAGCTGTATTGCTGTTTAAAGCGGCTAATTTTTGTATACCTACTAAAGAGTATTTATCAGGAGTACTTCCGTCCCTTGCCTCGTTAATACCTGTTGCAGCTCTAATCATGTTGAGCTGATAGTTGTACATATTAATCAAACTAGATATTTTCGCATTAGACCCACTACTTGTTAATTCCTGTATAGGTACTCTAGCATTGTTATACTCTCCATCCTCAGTATAACTCCTACCAATAACACTACCTGTCTGGAAGTACATTGATAAAGCTTCTGAAGGATTGTATGATGCACCATTACCTAAATCAACACTATTAAGTCCATCTGCATCTATAAAAACACCATCAGGAATCATCTTTGATACTACTTGTTGTAGTTTTAAATGAACTAATTGTATTTGATCTGCAAAAGGAATCATTCTTTTTACTAAAGAATCAACTTTACCTTTAGTCATTTTTGGTGCAGAAAGTAAGTATGGAGCTACTGTTTTTTGAAAAGCAGACTTAGGTCTAACCATATTCTTCATCAACTCCCACTTAATCAACTTATTCGTTCCAAGAACCATTACTCCTTCATACCAAACATCTATTCTTCTAGATGCTTTTACAAATCTTTCATTTTCCTCTGGATTAAAAGAAGAGTCTTTTTTGACAGGTCTTTCTCCTCCTGTATCTGTTTTTTTAATTTTATAAACTACGTCTTTATCTGTTTTATAACAAAAATAAAGTAAAGACACATTGGACTTATCTAAACCACTTTGAGTAGATTGATTTAAAGTAGTCTTATACCCATCAAATCTACTAGCCATCTTAGAAAGCTCTTCTAGTTCTTCTTGTGATAAATCAGGATTTATTTTTTTTAATTCAGTAATATGTACGTTTTTTACTTCTCCGTAATAATAACAATCTTTAAAAGAAGGGTCTTCTGTTGGTGAATATATCAAGTTAACAGGATCCACATACTCAATCTTCACTCCATCGTGAACATCAAAGCTGTGTTTCATTGCGGAAATACCTAAAACTACATTATCCTCAGTAACTCTTTTAGATAACTCATCGTAATCGTTTAATTCAAGTATAGAGTTTATAGCTGTTTCTTCAGCAATCTCAATGCCTTGTTTATATTTTAATTTCATGTAAAGACCTAATTCTTCTTCAGATCTAGGCAGTTCTTCTTCACTAAAATTAAAAACATCTACTCCAGTTTGTTCTTTTAAAGTCTTTAATGGTTTATAAGCAACCATATCAGCTTCCATTTCTTTTCTAAACGATTCCCTCATTTCACTAGAGTATGAATCTACAGCCTCTACCTTTACATCGTAAAGCCTGTTTGAAATACCATTTACTACTACATCAACATATTTGGGAATAATAGCAACAGGAGTCCAATCTAAATTAAGATAAGACAAGTCTCCATTTACAGATAATTCATTTTTGTATTTCTCTACTGGCTGTTCAGCCCTGGCATAAAGCCTCCTTGTCAAATACTCTGACCTCATCTCTCCATATAAAGAAGTTCCGTGATCTCTTGAGAACCATTCTGATTCAATTGCTTGACCTACACGAAGACCGTACTCCAACGTTTCTTTCTCTAAGTCTGAAGCAAATTGATTAGGAAAACCTACTCCAGAAGTAAACTTTGGGTTATTTATCATATCTATGTAATAATTTCACTAACAAAACCTTTGTTACTGTATTTTGCAAAGTTAATATTTATTTGATTACGTTTTTTGACTTCCCTGTTCTTGTTGCTTTGATTTGCCATAATAGCAAAACCCGAACTAACAGTTGCATCAAATCTTGTTCTATTGTTAATATCATAGTTTGACCAATCTAACAAAGTCCTGTTGAAGAACATATTTCCGCAAGAACCAAAATCCACATCTTCTTGATTAGTTATGATTCCCACACTGTTTTCTATATAGCTTTCAATAGCTTCAGCGTGAACTGATATTACTGCTGTTGAAGAAGGTATCCCTCCTAATTCTCTTTCTGATTTTGAAAGTATATTTTTATGTTTATCTGGTCTGTTCAAAGAAAAATCTCTATAACCTCTTTCTTTTAAATAATATAAAAGCCTTGGCTTGTTATTCTCTACTAAAATAGGCATACCATAAAAATGCAAAGCCATAAGAACATCTTCATAGAATATCTCTGCTGTTGGTGGTCTTGATATGTATTCTAGAAAAAACATATTAGTTGGTCCATCATCCATATGGAATTTAGTCATTCCGTGTAAAGATCCTTTAGATCCTCCACCTCCTACAGTTCCTGATATATCATAACTATCACAACCAAAAGAACCCATATGTATATTACCTGGAAACCTTTTAGAGCCTTTCACAATCACGTTATTCATTATTGATGAAGATGGAATCCATGATGTAAAAAACCTTCCTTTGTTGTCTGGAGCCCAAACAACCTCAGTATCTCTTTCTCCGTTTTTCCAATAAAAATTACCTCTAAATATATTTGTTTTTATTGCAAGAGAGTCATTGTAATCTATTTGTTCGTATATCTTTGTAAGATTAAATAGAGTGTTTTTAGATTCATCTCTAAATGCATGTGACTCTGTTTTAGGGAATTGTCTGTAAAATTCATTCAAAGCGTCAGCATCATTCTTCAACCCCTCAACTTCATTATCCCAACTATCTAAAACACCTATATCTATAGTGTCTCCATAAGAGTTTTTTATTTCTTTAGTAGGTGTTTCAAATACAGGATGCCCATATTCATCTATAAATCCCTCGAAGTTCCACTCCATAGGAATAAATAAACTATATAAACCTGACTGAGTTTGACCGTTTTTATTTCTTTGTGTTACGTCTGAATTATAATATAGTTTTTTAAAGTTTTCTCCACCTTTATCAAGTGCATTTGATGTTGAACCCATCATACACTTACCTATAATTCTAGAACCTAATCTTAACGTTGTTTTTGTAACCCTCCAGTTGTTGAGGATGTTTTCTGGTTTTTCCCATTTACCCGCTTCATCGTGGACGAGGAGGGAAAGCTTCTCTCCATCATAGGAGTTATCCCCTGTATTTTTCCAGTCGATTGTGGTGTCCAATCCTTCCATTTCTTGAGGTCTATCTTTTGAATCGAATCTCTTTCTGGTAAATTTTGATGCGGGAACCCTGTAGGCAAGTTCTGTTTTCGGTCTATCCATACCGTCCTGTATTGGTCTGAAAAAGAATGGATAATTGATTGAAATTGGTACCACTTTATCTGTGAACATCTTTTTCGCATCGGCTCCAGATTTGGACAGTATCCCATATCGTGAATCGGAAGATATGGTTGCCAAATTAACCGTCTCTGCGGATGCCATAAACGAAAAACCTGAACGTCTATTCTTGAGATAGCACATTCCATAACATCGTTTGTCTGCTTTACAAGCTTCCCAGAATATAAAGAATAATCTGTTTGCTTCCCTAAACTCTGGGTTCCCAATGTCAATTTTAGTCCACTGCAAGTACATGTAATGAGTGCCAGTAATATAAGTGCTAACGCCTTTATTTTTAAACCAATAACCCTCTTCACGCTTTTTAAATTCACTATCTATGTATTTATGCCACTTTATTTTAAAATCATCTGGTAAATCTCTCCAGTCAAATATACTCTTTATTGTCTTGAGTTCTTTTGGATAATCTTTTCTAGTCCACTTTTTTGTGTTTTCAACACTAAACGCTTTTGGTAATGCAATAATCAGGCCTTGAATACAATAAATCTCACCTATTTCTCCTGTCTTACTAATAATAACAATATCATACTCTTTATTATACCCATATGACCACAATTTTTTTCTATTGCGTTCTTTTAATACCTTTTCAGGTATAATGTTTTTTACTACAGAATATAACGTTTGTTTGTACATTACTTAGATCTTCTTTCAGCAAAACCACTAAAGCTTTCTTTTTCATCTTTAATAGGCTTATTTTCAATATAACTTTTTTCTTGCTCTATTCTAGACAATATTTCAAACGCATCAAATATAGCTAGCTTTTTTGTTGCTGCCGCATTCTTTAACCTATCCGCAGATACATCATCCTCTGTCCCTGTAACAATTTTTTCTTTCGCTACATTTATTAGTTCATTTACCGCATCATGACCTGCCTGTATTATTCTTTTTTTTATTTCATTTATGTCTTTCATCTTCTAATTCTTTTTGTAATGCTGCTAAAGCTCTCCAAGCTACCTTTGCAGTATGACGAATGCCGTCACTATCAATAGTCCCTGCGTCTATTAAGTGCCTAGTTAAAGCATCAAAATCATCATTAGACTTATTTCTATCCCAATGAAGAGGTTTGTCTGGATGGTGTTGTTTGTTTCCAGCTAAGGAAACTTTTGACACCTCTAGTATAGCTAAAGGAAAATACTTTAAAACACCAGTATAAACTGGTCTTTCTTTTCTATTCATAAATTTAACTTAAAATTGTACACACATCTTTAGTCCTCATTCTGTATAAAGTCTCGTTATTTACAACAAATTTATACTCACTGTCTTTACTAAAGTTTATTTTGGAATCTTCTTCAACACCCATACCTCTCAGCGAGTTGTTTGAGTACACAACAATACCTGTGTTTTCTTCATGACCTTCTTGGTGAAGGTATTTGTTCTCAATGGATATAGGTTTAACAAAACAAAAATCATCTACTGAATTCCATTTCTCTCCATTATGATATAGGTAAAATTGACTTGGATCTATGAAATAGATATTATCTTTAAAGAAATTGGGAGACTTTCTGGGTCTCCCTTTCATATCATAATATATTCTAAATACATTATGGTGAACAACAATAATATCTCCTTTTTTTATATCTCCTTTGTAATAATTAGGGACACCAATTACCTCGGCGAATCTATTTACATTTTCGTGATTTTCTACAGTGGAATTAATTATAATCGTTTCCCCTGCAATCTCTATTGTATTTTTATATTCGCTTCCTTTTGGTTTAATTAAAAAGAAGAAAGGTGATTTCATTAAAAGTTTATGTTATACTCTACGCAAACAGGAACATTTTTATTAAAGGACTTCCATGGAACAACTTCATCTTTCCTTTTTATATATATAATGTAAGATTCTTCGTCTGTGTTGTACTCTATTAAAAATATATTGTAATTACCGCTCAACACCTCCTGCCCTACAATGTAGTGCATGGCGCTAGACTTATAGTCTGTACCTATAGATATTTTACGGATTTCCATACTACTTAGATTCTTCTTCTTTAATTTCTTCGTACTCCCCAGTAGAAATATTTACGGAAACTTTACCGTATTCCTTCTCGAGTTCATCTTGAATACCCCTAAGTTGATTTTGTAGTTCTACACCATTATGAATTAATGTGTGTTTTTGAGTCTCTAAGCTACCAATTTTTAATTGATT